AGGCACATGGAAAGCACCTAAGACAGCAGAAGATTTTAGAGACATTGCAAAACTGATGAAAGAGCCAATGCCGGTTGGTGTTGATGGCGACAATGCACAAGGCATAATTTATGATCACATTGGCGATGACAGTTTAATGGATGATCTATATGACCTATCACAACGCAAAGGTCCTGAGGCAGATGCAAGACCAATTATCAAAAAATATGCTCAAATGTTTATGCGTTCAGCAGAGATGAGTGAAAGCGGCATAATGTATCGTGCTGGTGTCAAAAAATATGGCAAAGATGGCATGAAGAAAATACAGAGTGCGGCAGGCTCAGGAGCAAGTGCAGAAGAGATTGGAAAAATTAAAGACAAGTACAACAAAAAGAAAACAGATGAATATTCAATGATGGCAGTGGGCATGAATCCAAAGCCAACTAAAACAGGAAGAGATTCCAAAATTGGTGTTAAAACCTACGATAAACCAAAAGACGCTAAAGAACCTTACTTCAAAAAAGATAAATCAAAAAAATAGTTGACCTTATAATTACTGTATAGTATTATATTAATATTATTAACAGGCTAAACAGGCATTTTAAGGAGGCATTTTATGGCAACATTAGCAGAAATTCGTGCTAAACTAAAAGCACAAGACGCCAAGACTTCATCAGGAGGTCCAATAGGCGATAACGCAATTTACCCACATTGGAACATAGCAGAAGGTACAGAAGCAGTAATACGTTTCTTGCCAGACAAAGATCCAAACAACACATTCTTTTGGGCCGAAAGGGCAATGATCAAATTACCTTTCAACTCGGTTAAAGGTGAATCAACTGGATCTGTGCAAGTACAAGTTCCTTGTATGGAGATGTGGGGTGAACCATGTTCAATACTTGCAGAAGTAAGAGGTTGGTTCAAAGACAAGTCGTTAGAAGACATGGGTAGAAAATATTGGAAGAAACGTTCTTACATTTTCCAAGGTTTTGTAAACGAATCACCGTTACAAGAAGACACTACTCCAGAGAATCCAATTAGACGTTTTATAATTGGTCCACAAATATTCAACATAATCAAAGGCGCATTACTTGATCCAGAAATGGAAAACTTGCCAACTGATTATGATGCTGGTGTTGACTTTAGAATTAACAAGTCATCCAAAGGTGGATATGCAGACTATTCAACATCAAAATGGTCAAGAAGAGAATCTGCACTAACGCCAGAACAAAAACAAGCAATTGATACACATGGATTGTTTAACTTGAATGATTTTCTTCCAAAGAAACCTTCAGAAGTTGAACAAAAAGTAATGAAAGAAATGTTTGAAGCATCTGTAGATGGACAACCATATGATGCAGAAAAATGGAGTCAATACTTTCGTCCAGCAGGCATGGCACAAAGAACAGGTGATCCTGTGAATGCAACTGCAACCCCACAGCCAACACCAGCAATGGAGACAACTGCGGCACCAGTGACAGCACAGGCAACACCAGAACCAGCACCTGCACCCACTCCAACACCAGTGGCAACTGCACCAGCACCAGAAACAGCACCAACAGAGGCTTCTAATAATAACAAAGCAGAAGATATATTGGCAATGATTCGTGCTAGACAGCAAAAATAATCATAAAGGTACAGTGCGTAGGCAACTACGCACTATACAAACATGTTAGCAATCACAATCATAATTGATGACACTCATACTGTGAACATTGAGTGCTTTGACACACCAATTGGCAACAAATACATTGCCATGCTCAAAGGCGAAATTGAGTCAAAAGGCATAATGACAGATGATGGAGAAAGTTTTGATCAGTATTTAGAAAAAGAGCAAATACAAAAGATAATGGTAGAAGCATTCGAAGATATTAACAACTTTGTGAAACAAGACATTATCGATACTAAAAAAATTTATTGGAACGACATCAATTGGAGAAATCAACTGCACACAATTTTTGAAAAATTAAATGGTGAATATGATACACCATCTAAACTGATGTTGATTGCTCCAAACAAGATTAAAGAAGCAGTAAGACGTGTCAATTGGGGAGTGCACCTATTGGAACAACATCCATTTGAAAAAAAATGGAAAATGATGTGGAGCAAAAATCCAAAAGAATGTGTTGATAGAGTCAAATTCACTAATGAAGATTATGAATGCGTTGAATTTGAATATCAACCATGGACAGTTTATCTCAATTATAACGAAGTAGGCAAAGATCTAAGAGACATATATGAGGACAATTTACCAACACAATATCCTAGACTCAAAAACAATCACTATCTTGGTCTAGATATTCAGCCAAATCAAAGCAGGACTGGACATGTGTTTGAGCCAGATTTTAAACAGTGGATGATTGATAACAAGATAGATCCATATAATAAACATTTAGGCATAGGAAGATTTCCAGTTGGAAAATATTCACAAAACTTTGACAACAAGGTGTTGTCACATACAAGTCAAATTACTGACATATTGATCAATGATTGACAAAAACTATAAAACATTTAAAATAAAGTAAGGAGTAAAATATGGTCAAACCATTTGATATATCAAAATTTAGAAAAGACATAACCAAATCAATTGATGGTTTGGGCATAGGATTCAACGATCCTACAGACTGGATATCAACAGGCAATTATGCCTTGAACTATTTGATATCTGGTGATTTTTATAAAGGAATCCCACTAGGCAAAGTTACAGTACTTGCAGGTGAATCAGGCTCTGGCAAATCATTTATTGCATCAGGCAACGTGGTAAGACACGCACAGCAACAAGGCATCTTTGTAGTATTAATTGATTCAGAAAATGCACTAGATGAGAAATGGTTACAAGCATTGAATGTAGACACATCTCCAGACAAATTATTAAGGTTAAGTTTAAGCATGATAGATGATGTTGCTAAAACAATATCAACATTTATGAAACAGTACAAAGCAGACTATTCAGATGAAACTGTAGATAAACCAAAAGTATTGTTTGTGTTGGATTCTTTGGGTATGTTGTTGACGCCAACTGATGTTGATCAGTTTGACAAAGGTGACATGAAAGGTGATTTGGGTAGAAAACCTAAAGCACTAACATCATTGGTGAGAAATACTGTAAACATGTTTGGAGCACACAACGTTGGTATGTTAGCAACCAATCACACTTATGCATCACAAGACATGTTTGATCCTGATGATAAAATAAGTGGTGGTCAAGGATTTATCTATGCTTCAAGTATTGTAATTGCAATGAAAAAGTTGAAATTAAAAGAAGACGAAGATGGAAATAAAATATCAGAAGTACGTGGTATAAGAGCGGCATGTAAAGTAATGAAGACTAGATATGCAAAACCATTTGAAGGAGTGCAAATAAAAATACCATATGAAACTGGTATGGATCCATACTCCGGTCTAGTTGACATGTTTGAGAAAAAAGGATTACTTACAAAACAAGGCAATCGTTTAAAATATGTTGACAAAGATGGCAAGGAACATTTAGACTATCGTAAACAATGGACAGGAACAAAACTTGAAATGATTATGGCTGAAATAAGCAATATTGCACCAGCAGAAAATACAGTAGATGAGGTAAGTACTGTCGACGAGACTGAAGGAGAATAAATTGGACACAGTTGACGCAACAGTTATTGCAGAACTTTGGGATATCTTTGAAAAAAAGATACCAAAAGACAAACCTGAAGTAGCAGTGAGATTTGTGAACTTTCTCATAGATAATGGGGTAGAGGAACAGACCCTCAAAGATATCCAACATGAAGTTGGTGATGACCCGTTATCAACTGCCATTGACGAAGTATTAGAAGAATACATCGATGGCGATGAAGATGAGACAGATGATGATTGGTAAAAATTGGTTCTCTGACATAGTCAAATCTATTGCAAACATTCCTGCCGCAATAAATCATTACGAGACAGAGTTAGAACAAGCAAGAAAAGAAGTTGTACTGTATGGCAGACTTGAAAAAGCGGCATCTACACTGCCTGGTATAGTTGAACAACGTTTTGGACAACTGCAAGAAATTGAAGCAGTGCTGACACACTTAAACAGAGAACTACGCAGATTGCGTACCAAACACTATAAAATATATTTAGAAAATTATCAACGAGCATTGTCTACAAGAGACGTTGAAAAATATGTAGATGGAGAAGACGAAGTGTGTGATTTTGAAGCCATTGTAAATGAATGGGCCTTACTGCGAAACAAATGGCTTGGCATACTCAAAGGACTTGATCAAAAACAATGGCAAATCACAAATATTACAAAACTGAGAGTGGCAGGCATGGAAGATGCAGACGTAAAGTGATGGACAAACAAAACATTGATTATATCTTTGATAAATTAAGCAAAAAATATCATTACTATTCGAATAAAAAACCTGCGGCCAAAATACACAAACATGCATACAAAAGTTTGATAGGTGTAATGTTGTCTGCACAATCACAAGACAAACGTACAAGTATTGCATGTAACCAACTATTTGCAAAGGCTGATACTCCAGAACAAATGATAAAACTAACACAAGAAGAAATAATCGATGCAATTAGACCTGCAGGACTACACAATGCAAAATCAAAAAATATACTTGCCACTAGTCACATGTTACTAAACGAATTTGAAGGCAAAGTGCCACAAACACAAAAGGAACTAATGAGCCTGCCAGGAGTAGGACGTAAAAGTTCAGACATAATGATGAGATTTGTATGGGGACAACCACACATAGCAGTAGACACACATGTTTTTAGATTATTGTGGAGATTGGGTTGGGCAGAAAATCTAGATGAAGGCAAAGCATCAATCACTGTGAACAACACAACTCCTGATCAATACAAGTATGGTGCTCACATGTGGTTAATCACACATGCCAAAAAAGTTTGTACATCAAGGAAACCAGGTTGTGACATATGTGATGTCGAGCCTGTGTGTGCGAAAAGAAACATTAACATTCCAAAAAGTAAACTAAGAGAGGCAATAAAATGACAGAAAAGATGATAATATCTTATGATGAACAACTAAAATTACAAAGCGACATCATAAGACAGATGACCACAGACCACTTTTTACCAGATGTAATTATTGGCGTAAGCAGAGGTGGACTGCCTATTGGTGTAATGATGAGTCATTACTATGACACAAAGTTTATTCCTTTCAAAGGATCGTTAAGAGATCATCCCAATTGGGAGACTAATTGGAAACTGCCATCTCATTGGACAATAAAAAATGGCAAAAGGAGAATTTTAATTGTTGACGATATATGTGACGAAGGTGACACATTAAAAAAGATAACTGAAGACATAGGCAAAGCATATCCTGACGCAGAAATCAAAACATGTGCATTAGTGCAAAATAAAAATAATGTGTTTACAGTCGATTATCATGGTGTTACAATTAATAAAGCAGAACAACCATTATGGGTTGTATTTGCTTGTGAAAATTGGTGGTAGCCTCGATGGCTCAATTGGTAGAGCAACTGATTTGTAATCAGTAGGTTGGGAGTTCGAGTCTCTCTCGAGGCACCAGAAACAGGAGAACTAAAATGAAAGAAGGCGTAAAGGTACCAAACGTAACTTTTAGAGTAAGAGTTCCAGATGAAAACGGAGAATATGGATGGGCAGACATGCCATCAGATTCTATATTCAAAGGCAAAAAGGTTGCTGTGTTTTCATTGCCAGGAGCATTTACTCCAACTTGTTCATCATTCCAATTACCTGGATATGAAGAAAAATATGATGAACTTAAAAAACATGTAGATGAAGTATACTGTTTATCAGTCAATGATTCATTTGTAATGAATGCATGGGCAAATGACCTAGGCGTAGAGAATGTTAAAATGATTCCAGATGGTGGAGCACATTTTACAAGATCAATGGGCATGTTGGTTGAAAAACCAATGCAAAACTTTGGCATGAGATCATGGAGATACTCAATGATTGTTGATGATGGCGTAATCACACACTT